GAACCTGATGTGATGCCCGTGAGACCTGCCCCGGTAGTCGAGGAGGAGTCTTGGATAAACACATAATCGATATTGCTTGCTTGACCTATTGGTATGTTCATCTTGGGAAACCTCCGTTCATGCCGCGCTGAACGAGAATGCTGGAAGAGCCGCCTGCAGAAGTAGTAACTTCAACAAAGGCCATAAGCTTAAACATCGCGTCATTAGAACCAGTTTGCGCCCATGTAATACTCGCGCCTGTTGATTGGAAGCAGTCAATCGCGGGTCCTACTTTTGCAGGGCGAAGCGTCGAACTATTGTATTGACCCGCTTTCATTGTGTAGTAATTGCTTGAATCGCCAGCGGTCGCACCATTAGGGCTGATCCCTATGTAATAATCCGTGTTTGCGCTTAGTGTGTACGGAGTTGTCCAAAACCATTGACCAGTAGATGCACCAGCGGACGTACTCCATAACCATGTATTTGCAGCCGTGGACAAGACCGTTCCGCTGGAATTCCAAACCTTGCCGTCTAACGTATGTGTAGGTGAGCCAGACCTACCTATTGCCACCCTGATGCCCCAAAGCTTTACATCTGTTTTGAAGTTGAATTTAGTCGATGCCGCCGCAATCCTGCTACCACTTGTATTGTAGAGGCTTATATAGTCCGTTTCGAACTCTGTCCAGCGTTGGATAGTCCCATACAGTCCACTAGACGCATAATTCGGGTAGAGAATGATCTCATATTGATACGATCCAGCTGCCTTATAAGTGGAACCTGAATCCGTGGAATACACGAAAAATCTGTCGCCTATAATTCCGCCACTTAATCCTACGCGATAATTTGTGTAGTTTGCCGCTGGGGTTCCTGCTACGTTCTGTAGTTCAATCATGTACACCGTTCCAGCGGTTACGGCATACGGAGAACCAAATGTGACTGCTTGATATGCGTTAGTCGGCGTGTACGTCACCGTTGCCAAAGACGATCCAGTTTTAGTTAATGTAGAATCAACGGCGTAAAGGTCGGCTTGAATGATGTTTGTGACGGTCCCCGTGTTGCCTTGCTGTAATACAGTGAACCCGTTTATGTTTTCAGACGCCGGGGCAACAAATATCGCGCAAATACGCTTTGCCGCTGAATCTAAAGCGATACCTGTTATAGAGTTAGTCCCAGTATCAATACCGCAAGGGAGCAACGCCCTTACTGAACTTGTAGCCCACCCGGGTAGCATCTAGCCAATCACCTGCGCTGCTTCTTCGAGCGTGAGGACTCCGCTTGCGACTCCAAGCGTCTGATCGAGCTTACTAGGCATTAGCTCCGTCGTGACCGGATTTGGGAGGGTGAGAAGCGACTCCGCCTCTTCCTGCGTGAGCAGTTCAGCACCGATCAAGAGAGTCTGATAAGCCTTGACGCTATCTTTCGTGAGATCGATAGACTTATAGCCGGAATTCTTCGCTTGCCATAGTTGCCAGCAAGCGTCGAGGACCTGAATCTCGGGCTTGGTGTAGTCAGGGTCTTGCCCTGCGTCGATCAAGGTCTGAAACTTCTTGGCGTAAGCTTCCACCTTCGCGCCGCTAGGGATACCCTTCGCGTCCCTGCTTTGGTTAAGAGCAATCCAAACCTCGTCGGCGGTGACCGACTCCTTTGGAATCCTGGGAAGATCGACTTCGACCGCGTAAGGCTTGCTTACCGCTTCCACGAACGCAAGAGGATCGGTGATGTCCTTGAGCGTTGGATCGCTATTGCGGAGGTCCTTAAGCTGCTGTATCTGCTCAGCAGAGAGCGAGACAGAGGACGCCACCGCGTCGATGACGAAGCCGAGCCTTTCAGGTGTAGCGATTAGCATTTATTTCCTCCGTTGCCAGAACCAATGCCCTAGCACAAAAAACGAGACGGCGGCGATAGCGATGGGAGCCTTTTCGAGTCCGTACCAGACGCCTTCAGAGAGGGTCTCTCCCTTTAGGAACAGGAGCGCGTACGCCTCATAGCCGAGGGCAAGGGCGAGCAGAACGCTCCAGACCCGGAGCGCGACCTTGGGTTTCTTCATGGGTTCCTTTAAGCGGCAAACTGGAAAGGCCCCTGCGGATTGCAGAGGCCTTCAGCCATGAACCGGATCGCCTTGATTAGGTGATCTGCACCGTCATCGTGAGAGCGTCGCCAGCTGCCTTGTTGATGGCGCTGAAGATCGTGTGATTGAGCAATGTGCCAGACGAGTTGGCGTCTAACATGCCGACCTCGGTGATCGCGCCCGTGCCAGTACCAGCCGCATAAGTGGTCTGGAATTGGAGCGTGTGAGCATCCGGGTTGGTCGGAGTGATAGCCGTGGTTCTTGCGACTTCCGTCTGCAATGCGGTATCCGATGCAGACGCCGCCGTCGTGCCCGTGCCGATCGCCATGCGAGAGAAGTCGGCGACCTTGTTCGCGCCGGTGTACAAGAGGAGCTTGTCTTTGCCGGCCGTCGTGATTAGGTTGTGGACCTCGCGCCGATCCTTGAGCTGCCCATCGGGACCGAATAGTTCGGCAATGACGTTGACCTTATACCGGACGACTTCATCGTCTTTGAGCTTGCGCCCTGCGATGGCAGCGGCGAGCATGCCGAGCCGTTCTTTAGCTTTCATCGAAGTTTTCTCCTGATTCATGGATTTCAAGCAGAAGACCGGCGATCTCGACGATCTCGTCTGCCGTTGCGTGTTCCACGACGTCGACCAGGCTTGTGACCGTGGCTGATGTCGTTCCCGTCTTCGCGTCAGTGAATGACAGCGATTCCGAAATTGCTTTGGTGAATGAAGCCAGCCGAGCGTCCGACATGGACATGACTTCGGCGACTAGCTTGGCCAATTGCTTTGTGATCGAATCGGACAGATCCACCGACTCGGCGATAGCCTTGTTCGCTTCCTTCTTGATGGCGTCGGACAGGCTGATGGCTTCTGAGATGGAATGCTCAGCCGCCTTGCTGATGGTCTCGGTGATCGTCCAAACCTCGGCAACAAGCCCGATCAGGACCTTGAGCGATGTCACGGTATCGGTGAGGCTCAGCGCGTCGCTGACTAGCTTGCTCGTGGCTCTGACGACCGTCTCGCCAACCGTGATCGGATCGAGGATCAACTTGTTCGCTTCTTTTGTTACCGCGTCCGACATCGACCACGACTCGACCACAGTAGCAAGGAATATCCGAAGCCCTGTGATGGTGTCGGTGATCGTCCAAGTCTCAGAGATCAGCTTTACAGCCTCTTTCTTGATGGCGTCCGATGGCTCCCACGTCTCGGCGATCAGTTTGACCGGCGTCTTTGCGATGGTCTCGTTATAGGTGAGCGTCTCGGCAATAGTCCGAAGAAGCGTATCGGCAAAAGCCTCGCTCATCGACCACGATTCAGCGACGAGCTTGTTCGGGTTCTTGGTGATCCCTTCGGTGTAAGAGAGCGTCTCTGCAATCAGCTTGACCGCAAGAGCGACCCGAACGTCACTGAGCGTCCAAGGCTCTTTGACGAGCTTCTTGGCCTGCTTGATGGTGGTGTCTGAGAACCCACTGGTGAGGGTCTCGATGATGATTTTGAGTAGGATGCCCTCGACTTCATCCGTCAGCGAGAGCGACTCAAGAACGATATGATTCGCCGATCCGCCCGCCCGGAGAGTGATCTCCCACTCTTCGATGATCAGCTTGGCAAAAGCGTGGATCTTTGAATCGGTGAATGCAAGAACCTCGGTGACGAATCCAGCCGGGAATCCGATGGTGATCGTGTCGGTTGGCGACCAAGGCTCTGATATCAGTTTGTTTGGATTGGCAGAGCAGAACTCGCCAAAGGTGAGCAGCTCTGAGATCCCGAATACCGTCGTGCCGCCTGAATGCCCCCAGTAGGCTCTTGGCCTACGACGCTTGATGCGTCCATGCCTTCGATAGATCGTCGGCATTTAGGCTCTACTCTTCTTCGATCCAAGCGGTGAAGCATCCAGTAAGGTCGTCGGCCGGCGTCGTCTCCAGGCAGATGACAAGCCCTTCGCCTTGCTTGACCTTCGGGCAGAACCGCTCGTCTGGGTACCAGAAGTCGCATGGCGAGTTTCGTTCGTTCCAACCAATCTCCTCTAGGGTGACCGCTGACCCTGACGTCGTTGCAACCGTCGTATCATTCGCCCTACAGGTTGCACCGCAAGCCGCGTCAGCCGAGTCCATTGGGATAGCCGAGACCGAAGATCCACCAGAGCCAACCGTGAACGTCGCAGGAAGCCGCTTGACCGTTACTCGAAGCCCTTCTTCGCCGGTATCGCCGACCTCCGATATCTGGGAGAGCCGAAAACCTCTGAGCTTGATCGGCTTGTCGTCGGCGGGTTGGATCGAGAAGATGTCGGTATTGCCCCCGGCATTGGTGATCGTTCCGTTGTAGGTGATGGCATAGATTCGGCTCATTGGTTCGTTATCTCCTTCGGAAAAAGCGTGTCATTCGACGGTAAGGCGGTTGGGCTGGTAGCGGTGCGTCAGGGCATTCGAACCAGGCTTGGCTGCAGTAGACGGTGTTGAAATCGGCCCCGCTGAAGAACTCCAAGTACAGCGAGTTGTAGTTGCTGATCGCGTTGGCTTCGCCTGCCGACAGGGTGTAGGAGTAATCGGCGAACGAAGTCGTGAGCGTCGTCGTGGTCAGCGTGGCGACTAAGGTTCCCCCTGCCGTTGGATCGCCTTGATAGAGATTGACGACAACGGTGCCCGCCGCCGTGGAGCCCTTGCACCTGGCCCAAATCTTATGCCCAGAGCTCGACACCGGATCGGTGACGTTGCTGAGCGTGACCACGCCATCAGGAGAGAACGACGTCCCTGCCTGACTGATGTAATCGGCATCGTTGGCGGATGACTCATCGAGAACCGAAAACAGGTTCGCCCCGGTGCTACTCCACCCTCCGACCTGAATGTCGGCATCTGGCCTTGCGTTTTGTGCCATGACTTAAGCGAAGTTGCGGCCCGATGGCCCGATGTACTGAAACAGGTCTCCTGCTTGGATGCAGAAAGCCACGATGCGCTGAATGCCGCCCGCCTTGACCGACTCAGCGACCGCTAAGCCATCATTGTCGACGCCCGGAATCGCGGTGAACTCGGGCTCGATCTCCTCAAGCGAGTTGTCGTAGATGACGCCCTTGACGTCGGTCCCGCCATCGATCCAGTAAACGAAGTGGTGACCCATCTTGCCGATGCAAGCGGCGGGCATGGACGCTTCGCCTGATGTGCTGATCTGAGTTGCCACGCTGAATGTTTGCCCTTCGTCCTCGGTGTAATAGCGAAGAATGTCGCCGTCGTTGGATTCGACCCACAGGTAAACCCGCTGCCCTTGGCGATACTTGTCGACCTGCAAAGCAACCGACTTGCCCTCGATGGTGGTTTCTGAATCGTCCCAATCGAGCGAGTTGTCGGAGACGCCAAACCAGATAAGCCCATCGTCGCGGATCTGAGCCCGGTAATGCCTCAGCGATGCCGAGACGTCATAGGCGAGTTTGGCCCTGCCAATCGAGACGCCGCCAACGTAGATGTGATACCGCCGCCCGATGGCGACCAAGTTGTAATAGGCTTTTGTCTGTGGCGCCGAATGCCGTGGAACGTAATGCTCGACATCGCTTGCGCTTGGCAGTGTCGTTTCATATCTCGACTCTGGCAGGACCTTCAACCCAAGAGCGCCATCGTTGCACTCATAGGTGAAGTCGAATATCGGTTCGTTTTCGGAGACGATCCGAACTTCAGTAAGCGATCCGCCGACCGATGTCGCTGATGCCTCATTGCCCCAAACATGCAGGGCGATTGCTTCATTGGCGTCCCAGTCAAGTTCCCAACGCCCGTAGAACGCGCCGTATCCAAACATGGAGCCGACCGACGCCTTTAGTTCGCAGTTGCCGGTGACCGATTGATCCGGCGTGATCTCGAAGTCGATGCCCTGAACGTCCAGGTCGGTGACTTCACGAAGCTCGAGCGAACTGACCGGGCTATGCGACGGCAAAGCATAGTTGGTGCTGACGACATCGATATTCTGTTTTGATACAAGGAGCGTGACGATATTGCTGAGCGATGCCCCTTGAGCGATCCTGAAAGCGTCCCGTCCATCGACGTGGCCGGCCATACTGTGATTCGTTTCGCCGCTCGCGCCATCTGCCGAGCCGTTTCGATGAGACAAACTTCCCGAGACCTTGACCGCCATCCGAAGATCGGTCACTTCGACGGTGCCATCTTCAAACTGGAGCCGAACCGAGTAGATCGACCTGAGGCCCGAGAACCGGGACGATGCAGCTGATTCCTCGTCTTGTTGGGCCTGGTTGATTCTCTCAAGCCTTGGAAGCGAGGATGCCGCCGAGCCGCCCACGAGAGACGGTCTGAGCGTGTCGATGTAGGCTGTGCCGGTTCCTGACAGGATGCCCGCTGAGAACGTCTTCACCGTCGATTCTAGGCCAAAGGACGAAGCAACGACTTCGACGATCACGCTTGGCGATCCAACCGAGACGTCGTAATCGAAAGCCAGATATCTGTAAGGCGATCCGCTGACGATTGGCGACATCAGCGCAGTGAATGTCCCCGTCTCGCTTCCAGCTGCCAGAACGTCGCCGACTGCGCTTGCCCCGTCTCCTTGAGCCGTCCAAGCGGAATGAGCTAGATCCTTGCTCGCCGGAAGAGTGACCGTTGCGAACGTGATGTCCCTGCAATCGGCATCGTCCGAGAAAACGTGCTTGATGTTTCGCTCGAGCGGATTCTCAACCTCTTGGTAAACGAAGTCGCCCGGGTCTTCACCGAACGCCGCATACCGCCAGTAAAGCTGAACGTTCGTGGCCCAGCTCTTCACCGGAGCATCGAACGCATAGGTATGAAAGGTTGTGGTCGATGTTCGCAGCGTCGCCGAAAGCGCCGAGCACCTCTTGGCTACCGAGAAGACATCATCGATCGGCGTCGTGGCTGTCTGTACGAAGTCCCCGAAGTCCGTCGAGCCGTCGATCGTCCCCGGCGTGTCATAGATGTCGCCAAAGACCAAGATGACCGGCTTGGCCAGTTGATTCCCTTCCAGGTCTACCGGCTTGAATTTGACCGTGTACTTGGTTTGCGGGTGAACGTTTGCGTTGATCGATGCCAGCGAGCCTATCGATGGTGGAGCAATGGCATAGAGGCTTGAACTCGTCGCTTCGACTCCATAGCCATTTTGAAAGTAGGAGTGAGTCTCGAACTCTACGGCTTCCCCGAATAGTTCGGCCCATTCCAGCCGCATATTGCCCGACAGACCGTTCGGCGATGGCGGCGCGATCGATGCCGCAAACTCAAAAGCGTCCGATCTTAGGCAGTCATCGGTTAGGTGACCAATGGCAAGAGCGATCGTCGTGTTCGTGACATAGGTGATGCTTGCCGCCTTATCTTGCCGCTCATAGACTTCGGTGACCGTTGCCGCTCCCGATGGATCAAAGCCATTGAGTGCAACCGTGTCGAATGAATACTCGGCATCGAACGTCGCTTCGATCGTGACGTTTCGGCGCCAGACGTAAGGCGTATTGATGTTGAGTCCGCCAAGCCCCATGAAAGGCGTCGCGTGTTGCCGGTAGTTTAGAGCCGTTGGCCAAGCAAGGGCAGGGAACGCGGTTTGCACCGAATGGAGCTCTTGGAGTTCCAAGATCACGATCGACGAACTGAACGGCATTTAACCTAGCTTCTTGACCGTCTTTGGTTGCAACTTGGCTAGCTTTTCCCAGCCGGGACGCTTGACGACTTTGTTGACGGACCTGAGTTCGTGACGCCGAGCGATGGATTCAAGGTCTACGTTTGGCTTTCTCATTCTCCGACCCTCCTAAGGCAATAACTCGCTTCTCGCCAACGCCAACCGTCGATATCGCTGTACTCGTGATCGAAGTCCGTCCTAAGCGACAGGATTCTGTATCTGCCCTGCCCATCTAACCTGATGTCTTTGCCGCGCCAGAGGATCACTCCGTTGGTGTCGAGCATCAATTCGCAGGTGATCTCAGCCAGCCTCTGGACCGGCGTCAGCCTTTCGAATAGAAGCGTTGCCGCCCTATCGCATGCGTCCTGAGTGTTGATGGCAGGCTCCAAGAGACCGTATCGCCTTGGTTCCCCAAGCCAATTGTCAGGCCTCGATGCCACTGCCGTCGTCGGGTCCTGGCTTGCGTTGTCTGGATAGTGGCTCTGGATCGGTCTGCGCTTGCGCGGATCCCATCCAGTTACCCGGATATCGTTCGCTTCTGGCTCAAGCCTTCGTTCGGTAAAGGATCGGTAAACGTGCTTCCAAGCATCGACTTCCAAGATGCCATCATCGATAGCATCTTGCCGTGAGGCATAGAGCGTGAACGCGACATCGGCGGCATCCAGAGATTCAGGCGACTTGAAGACGAACTTGATCCCGCCGGACGTTGGCTCGAATCCCCAGTGATAGGTCGCGGCGTAGTCTTCGATCAGGCGTTGCACCCACTCGGCAGCGGTGTCGCCGATCTCGATGACGACGTTGAAGTCCCCTGCCTTATCCTGTGGGATCGAATCAAGGTAGAAGTCTGGATCGTCTAGGTCGAGGTCCCCGGCTTCCAGCCCTGCCCGAAGCAGGCAAAACTCCAAGGCATCCTTGAGCCGATATCCGTCGAGCACTTGCCGCTCGCGGAACATGTAATTCTCTAAGCCCTTCCACCGAGTCCGAACCTCGATCGTGGCTCGCTGTGAGGCATCGGACGTGGACATCACCCATTCAGGCGCTTCCCCTTGTCCGTCAATCATGCCGCTCGCGCCAACGTCGATCCTGATCGGACGGTTGACCATCGTCCTGATGTCTGGCACGGTCCCTTCCGCGTCTTCAGGTCCGATTACCGTCAGGCTGACCGATACTGCCGTTGGATCGTCTGGAACCTCCAAGGAGACCGATTCGATCCAAGGCGTTAGGTCTTGCTGTTCATTTGCGGTGTCTTCGACGATTGCGGCATAGGCGATTTGCGCCCCGTAGACGAACGGAGTGTATGCCCCGTCGCCGGTTAGCGTGGCTTTGATCCTGACCGACTTATTGACAGAGTTGGCGACGAACGCTGCGCCGGTTGGACCGATCAGGCTCGCCTGCGTGGTCGTGGTCGGTGATCCGCCGAATGGAGGGTCGCCGTAGATGCGAAAGTTCTGTCCTGCCCCGCCCGCAAAAGCAGCGTTAGTAAACGTCTCAAGGGTGTCGGTTCCGCTTGGCGCTTCGCTGAGTTGAAAGTCGTCGCTTGTCGCATAGCCTGTGACGTTGTACTGTAATGGCGCGATCTGAATCTTCGCCGTGGCCGTTGGCAAGTCCACCCAGAAGACGCCGGCAGGAGTGATCACCGGATCAGTGTCGCTCTCCTGGATGTCATCAAAGACATGGCTAAACCCGTTGCCGTTGCGCGAGAGCACGATAAGCTCTCTTCGCCTTCCAGGGATCAGGAGGAGGCCGTATTCGCTCGCCCCGATGTTTGTGCCGCTGATGGCTCCTGAAACGTTGTAGACGCCAACGAGAGTGGCATCCTTCCATATCTCCAGCTCGCCGCCAGAGAAGAGCCTAAGCCCAATTCTGCCCGTCAGGTTGTAGACAGGGTTATTTCCCCAACCAAACTCAGCGAGGACGAAGTTGTCGCCCGCCGAGTAGTTGAAGATCGAAAGGTAGATGCCCCGGTTCTTGCCCAGGCTCGGCGTCATCAGCCAGCCTGCCGCGGCCTGATTGCTCGATAGCCATGGCCCAGCAGCAACGGCGCCCATCGAATAGTCGTTCGACCAATTAGCCGCCGTCTCGAAGGTTAGATCAGCTTTGGCGTACTTGGCATAGATGCCCGTGTTGAGCGTGTACCAAGCATCGTACAGCGGCCCAGGCCTGAGCATGAGCGTGTTGGTAACCGGGTCGATATAGGTGTCTTGGTACTCGTAGCCGTTCAGCTCGTAACCGGCAGCGATCACGCTGATCCGATCCTGCGACAAACGCTTCTGCGCGTGGTCGAATATGGTGCTGAGTGACATTTACCTTGTGACTCTCGCCCTGGAAAGCATGCCCTGCATGACTGCGCCGCCTGTTTGTTGCTCGACGGCAGCGACGAGATATCGAATGGCACCCTCGACGGTGTTTCGTCCTCGCCTCATCCCACCGAGTTCGACGGGGGTAATCCCCATCTTGCCGAAGGTGCCGCCACCGAGAATGCTCTTGCTAATCTGCTCTTGCCTTGTCAGGACTTCAGCTGTTGTCTTCGTGTTGAGCTGGATCTGCTTGAGCGGGCTATTGTTGAGAGCGTCGCTGAGTTCGGTTGATTGGCCAGTCGCAGAATCATTGATCATGGCGATCTTCTCTTCGGCTGATTGCTTGATCTGATCAATGATGAACCCCAAAGTGCTCAGTGGATTGGAAGCATCGGCAATCGCTCCAACGTACTTCTCGATCGATGCCATCGCTTGATCGCCGAATGGGGTAACTGCCGCGATGATTTTCAGCAAGCCAAGGACCTGATCGATAATCCACTTGATGCCATCCTGCGCGGTTTGGACTGCTGTCTGAATCAATGTCGGAAGAGCTTCGGCAACCGCTGCTGTATAGGCGATGATCGTGACGAATAGGTCTTCTTTGCCGCCGCCGAACATCTTCGACCAGTTATCGGCAATCCGCTGGAAGACACCAGAATCCGATAGGCTCTGAATCATCAGCGATGCCTTTTCGATGGCAGGCAGGAAGTTTGTCGCGATTGCAGACCCGGCAGATGCCATAGCCAACTTGGTAGCGTCGGCAACGTTCTCGAGTGAATTGCGGACGCCGCCTGCGACCTTTGGAAGTCTCCCGAGTTCGTCTGTCAGTTTTGTGATGAACTCGGTGGAAGTCAGCCCCATCTTTTGAAGCGTTTCGGTGTTTGCCGTTCCGAACGCCGCTTGCATCAGTGGCCTGATCTGCGGCAACCGCTCTGCGATCTGGTTGATCTCTTCAGCTGATACGACGCCCTTTGCAGCGATCTGGCTGAGTGCAATCACTACGCCGTCGAGTTCGGTCTTGCCCTTGCCTACGGTCGCTAGCGCATTTCCGAATCCCATCAAGGCATCTGCCGCGGTCTTCGCTGAGAGTCCTGCTGCCTGGAGGTTAATCAACCCTTGGCCAGCCTCGAAAACGCCAAGCCCTGGCAGCTTCGCAATCTCTCGGACCTTCTGGAATTGCTTTGCCGCCTCTTCTTGCGATCCGGCGACTGCCGTCAGCCCCTTCATTAGCGAATCGAGTTCACTGTAGGCATCGAGTGCAGACTTTGCAAATCCCGCGAATGCGATGGTTCCTGCCGCCGCCGCGCCAGCCGTCACTAGAATCGCTTGGCCTACCGCTTTGATTGGCGCGAGGATCATGCCGACGTAGTTGGATGCTTCACCGAATGCGCCGATAAGGTCATCAGCGCCATCTTTCAAACCACTGAATGGCGAACCGCCCGTCGTCTTGCTTGTCTTTCGATGAACCTGATCGACGGCACTGCCGAACGCTCTCGTCTTCTGAGTGGCAGCGACGACCTTTGCCGTATATCGGTCATCGACCGAATACCTTGTGATGATCTCTTCAACCGTTGCCATGTTCGGATTCCAGAATTCGTAATGCGTACAGTTCGAACAGCCTTGGTCGCTGCTCTGGTTTTAGGTCGTCGATATGGCACCCGTAGGCGTCTCGGCAAACTGTTAGGAGGTTTCGCCGGTTGCCGTCGACCGCAAGCCTTTTTTTGCCTCTTCAACCGCCTCTTCAATCTCGGCAGCTTCGAACTTCTGTCGCTCTGCTTCGATGGCGTTGACGATGGTGACGAAGACGGCGTGAATCTGAGCCAATTTGAATGCCTCAATCTCAGTGATCTTTGGCCCAACTGCAAGCCAGTGGATCATGATCGCCGAGATGATTGTCTTCGGGTTCTTTGGCAGAACAGCCTTCATGCTCGGGTGGACAGTCGTCTTCTTGCCGCTCGCATCCGGCGTGATCATTGCGACGTACTCGCGGGCGCGATCAGTGAACGCCTCGAAGTCGTCGGCGTCTCGGAAGTGGCGGAACTCGAATTCCTCGCCACCTGGCAACTTGACTGTGTAGGTTTCTGCCTTCGGCTTATACCGTTCTAGGACTTTATCAATGATGCTCATATTGGTTTGCGTTACAATGCGGCAATGAAGTGGATCACTCTTGCCGCTATTTTCGTGGCCCTAATTGGATGTATTCAGAACCCGCCGATGCCGGAAACTCCGACCGTTGCAGTGGCCCCTCCGCAAAGAGTCGAACCATCGACGCCGAAGCCGTCAACAGATACTGGCTATGCTCAGCGATTCAACGATGTCGCCCGGATATTCATAGACAAAGGCGCGTCGGTCGACCCGCTTGATCCATCAGCGCCTTACACGATGCGGGTCTATTTGCCTTCGTCATTGGCCATGAATATGACTCAGGTTCAGGCCAGAGAACTTGCAGGAATGGCAAGAACTAGGCTTCACGACAAAGCCATCGTCTACATCAAGACCGAAGGTGGACAGACGATTGCCAAGGCTACTCCTTGGGGCTTTGAGTAGTCAGGATGCCGCGGATATTCTCGCGGTGAGAGTTTTGCGGTTCCAGATTGTCAAGCAGTGACTCTCGGTAACCTATTCAGATCACTTTTGGTTATGAAGTTGCTAAACTTCGACCGTGGACTATTCGCAGTGGCAATCTCAGGTCGATGCCGTTCTTGATGGCGTCAATTCTACGATCAGAATTCATATGGTCGAAGACAATGCGGCAAGGGCTGCATTCCTGGCCACAACAGACCCAACTGTTTTTGCACGTCAGATACTTTCTGGAAATGCTCCACTCGAAGGGGCCTTTCATGAGCCCGGAAAGAAGATCCTCGGATACCTGCGAATTGCTTTGATGGTCTCTGCAATCCTCATGTGGGGTATCGCAATTTTGACGATATCTATCTGGATGAAGAATATCTTCACCGGCTCGCCATCATCGCCCACCGAGATTGCTATGCAAACTACTGGAGCCTACGACGATGCTGTTTCCCATGCTGGAGCGATCCGATATGCGAATGTCCATCTAGGAATCGCCGTCTCGATGTTTGGAATGGGTTGTCTCTTTGCGCTTGCGGCACAATCAACTTCGATGATCTACCGGCTAGGCAAGACAACCCACTAGCTACTCGCTAGGCTTCTCCTTCTTTGTTTCCTTCTTAACTTCCGGCTGCCCATCCATCTTAGGATTGGGTTTTGACTTGGTGGTTGAAAATCCCGACATGATTGCTCCTTACTGCGCGGTGTAGGACGGTGCCCCTTGGTTGGCCAGTTGGTGAGTCATTCCAAGGAGTGCGCCATTGTTGAAGGTTAGGACTGTTTGGGTGACGATGGCGTTGCCCGAGTAGATTCCGCCGTCCGTGGTGATATTCCAAGACAAATAGGCATCGCCGGTGAGGATCTCAAGAAGTACGGCGTCTCCGTCGACCGAAGTAGGCTCGCCCCTTAGTTTGAAGGTGACGTTCTGCATCTGCAGTTGCCCGGCCTCGATCTTGTGGTTGGCGGCAGTCATCGTCATCGGCAGGGTGACTTCGCCGACGTCTGGAATCGTGATCACAACGTCGACCTGGATGTCTGAGATATTGTTCGCCGTCGCAAGCTGGAAGAGCGCGGCATTGGATGTCACGAAGTGGTTGCACTGGATCTCGACATCGGTGCCGACCGAGTTAGGCCACTTCCAGATATCCGCGATGCCAGCGCCGTCAGCGGTATCGGTCGTGATCGTCATCGTCCCCGATTCAAGCTGAGACAAGAAGCTGTTGCCTCCGACCGTGTAAGCTGAGATATTCAACCCTGATTGGCAGACGGTGGAAACGTGGGGGATCCTCTCGATCGAGAACTCAAAGGACTTCTTGACCGGGATAGATGCGTGATACCGATCGTTTGCGACTCGGCAATCATCGTCGTCGATCTGAACCCCTAGATCCCACGACTTGGTATCGCCAAGGAAGGAGGTCCCGCCCAACTGGAAAACGGAAACGTCGAGTGCGTCAAGTCTTGTGCTCATTTAGATTGCCTTTGTCTTTCTTACGAAGTGCTGAACGTGGGCCATCTGTCTGGCCTTGAGTCGTCGAATCGCTTCCTGCTTCATGCCGCGAGCGACCATTTTGCGAGTACCGCTTTCTGAGAGAATGAACCTTGCATAGGGCACGGTTCGCGATAGCGTTTCGAAACTGTTTTGTCCTCTGGATCGGCTCGTCATAGACCGTCTGAGCCTGCCGCTTTGGACGTTGATCGGTAGTAACCTAACTCCTGGCTTCTTGCCTCGCAAGCGTCCTGCCGGAGTGCTTTGCTGTGGCGTCCTGCCGCGAGCGAACGCTCCACGGGTCTGGCTCTTGGTGAGAGTGCCGGAGCTAAGCTCTTTGGAGTCCTGCTCGCCTAGCTTTCGCATCAGCCTGATGGACTCTGCGACGGTTGCCTTCATCGTCTGCAGCCGCTTGAGTTGATGCGCCGCCAAGTCGATGCCCTTGGTGAATTGCCGTGCCATTAGTGGTGAGACTCGCTTACCTTGCACTCAAACAGAACCGAGAACTCGTAAGACTTGGCTTGCGGCCGGTCCTCTTCTTCAAATGCCACTTCGCGGATGATCGGTTGATAGGCGATGCTGGCGTACTTCGATGCCGTGATGATCTCCGCGATCAATAGGTTGGCGTTCGTGATCTTGGCGAGTAGGATATTGCCGCTGGCAGGGAATGGAAACCTTGCGGTGATCCTGAAATTGTAGGTCTGCTCGACGCTCGTCGCGCCTTGAAAGTCCATGCCGACCGCGAGAAGGTCGATCACGACGTAGGACGTTGCGGTTTGTGGAATCCGAACCAAGTCGAACTCGACCGTCTTGTTAAACAGCCCCCAAGCATCGATACAGTTCTGCTTCAGGGAATCAAGGAGCGCCGCGGCCTGGGTGAGTTGGCTCATTCGTGCTCCCGGTCAATCAGTATCTGAACGCAGTCGGTTGTCTGGCCGGCCTGCCATACCATTGGCGGCGCCATGATGTAGTAGTTCTGTGACTGCCAAACGATACGATCCCCAACCTTGGCCGTCTCGCCGTCCGCCTTGTTACATAGGAGCAATTGCGGTCGATGCAGGTCGATATCGCCGCCGAAGGTTCTGACCACTTGCTCGGCGGTGAGTGGCGTTATCTGGCACATGATGGCGCGAGCCGTTCCCTCTTCTGGGACATCCACGCGCCCGCCCGTGTAGGAAGCAGTGACCGGGATATAGGTCACGGTATGAGGTCGTCTTCGCAGTGCCATTAGATATCGATTCGCCGGTTAATCCAAGCCGTTTCGTGGAAGTTCAAAAGCAAGACGCCGCGCTGACCGCTGTAGATAGCATCGGCGGCATCAGGCTGTGTATATTCGAACTCAACCGGCCCCTGTTTCTCTTTGACCACAGCGCCTTCCAGCCCTGTCAATGCCGGGTATAGGTCATAAGCGGCCTTGGCAAGAATCGCTCTCTTCTGGGACGCTGAATAGGCTGCAATGATGCCGAACGTGCCCGTGATGGCAATCGAGACAGGCTTGGTGAATGCTTGGCCAAAGTCGATGCCGCTATACGCTTGATCGTATTGCCTTCGTCGAAGGTTGACCGAATCAACACTGATCGAATTCTCGTTGATCGTGATCGCCGTTACCGTTTGGATGCCGACAGGAAACCAAACAGGATCGCCCGTCATCTGATCGAACGTCTTCGTCTCCGAAGTGCCGATCAGGAAAGGCTTCCATCCAGTTAGGTCCTCGAATGCCTCTTCTGCGCCTTCGATCGCCGCCCGATAGTCGATCGTCGTGAGGCTGTTGCAAACCTGAATGCCCCTTCCCTTGATAAAGGCTTTCAGGTCTAGATAGGTTGGCGATGGCATGACTTGTTACTTCGCGTTGCGGCGGCGGGATTGTTTGTTCTCAGGTGGGCTCTGAACCGCTTTGTTTTCTTCAGGCGATTGGACGGCCTTGGTCGCTCCTGATCGCAGGGCATTAAATTCTTCCGGCGTGAGCCATTCTTCGCGACCATCCGCATACCGGATTCGATATCGCCCATTCTCAATGTGGGTTGCTTTGAATTCCATGATTGCTCCTGCCCCCAGCCTTGGATGACTGGGGGCTTTCTATTGGGAGGCTAGGCTGTGCCTTCTGCTGGCTCGGAGAAGACCTCAAGGGCCTTCACAGTCGCTCCAACAGTCGGAGCCCCTTGTGCGGGGTTGTACAGGATAGCAACGAGAGAGTTGATTGTCGCGTTGCCACCATCGCCTCGGGTCGTCGCGACGCGTAGATATCGCTTCTTGGCGGCTCGGACGTCCCAAGCGAGGAGCTTGTCATCGTCGGTAGCTCCGACCTGAGTCAGAGCCGACCCGAGAATGTCGGAATAGTCGTCCGCGCTGCCATTGTCCGAAGACTGCTGCAGTTTGGCGTCCACCGAGCTACTCGCGGCCATCGTTCCGCAGTGCATCAAGATCAGGACCCCGCCGTACCCCATGGTATCGATTGGGCCTGAGTTGACGTCTGTCGTGCCGGCAGCCAGAATGTAGTTGGTCCCGTCGATCGTGATCAGTCGGGGTTCGCAGTTTTTAGCAAGTGTTTGCACTTTCTTTCTTTCTCCTATTTGGATTGAGTGCCTAGGCTTAGGCGTTGTCCGACTTGACGATCTTCATCTTGAAGGGCTCGGCAACCTTTCCACCGAATCGGAGCCGGCCAAGCATGACTTGGTAGTTCTCCTCGGCGTACTTCTCTCGGATCATCTGAACGGACATGCCGATTCGGTTGACCAAGAAGTAACCGGAGAGATCGCCGAAGACTGCCGGATAAGCGCCATCGCCGATGTTCGCGCAGAATGCCGACCAGCAAACCGGGTATCCGCAAAGTGTGTCCGGAGTGCGTCCGATCAGACCGGGGAATACCTGGCCATCCACGAAGAGGAACGGCCCGTCAGTGGTCGTCGATCCGCCTGCTCTCATCTGAGCAATGGTCTTGCCGAAGCTCGCACGGTTGCCAACCCAACAAGCATTCTCGTTGAGATACTGCTCCGGAAGATCGAATGGCAAACCGCGAAGCTGATTCGCGTCGATCGTGTTGGAAGTGCTCGATAGAACGACGGCAGGCTCGTCCGTACCGCCTGGAGATCGGAAGATGCCCCAAGGGTTCGTTCCAACGCCGGTGCCATTGAGGATTTGGTTGTCCTTCAACAGCGCGATCGTCTCGCTGAACTTGCCAGACGCCCACTGCAAAAGCGGGAAGTCGGCATCCTCGATCAGATCGTTCGTGAGAGGCATGGACAGCATCCAAGTGCCAATCTCGATTCGGGTCTGACCGAATACCGGATCGGTGACGCGGTGAACGGTCGAAGAAGAAGGCACTTCGCCCGTCAACGTTGCACGGATGCCAGTCGAGTACAGATCGTCGGTCGAATAGACCACTCTCGGCATCGTCAGGCTGTTCTTTCCAGTGTTGAAGTTGCTGACTCGTCCGTTCACGCGGGTTGGAGTCGGCGACTTTTCGATCAGCCGGTTAAGCATCTCGGTCGGAACGAAGAAACCGCCCGCATCGTCGATGCCTTCCGAGAGCGTCTTGCGCTCGATCGAATCCAGCCCGTCCATGTCGCCGCGCTTTCGCACGTACAGGTTGAACGCCTTGAGGTAGGCAGGATCGGCGAGTGCCTTTCGCTGCTTCTCGCTGAAGAGCCCTTGCCCTTCTTGGAGCACTTCGAATCCGTTCTTGGTGGATTCGATATGAGTCGTTCCAGCGGGCTGAGATCCCAGGACCTGAACGCCGCCGCTCTTTCCATCGATACTCTTGGTGCCAAGATCGAGCGACAATGCCGGGTCCTTGAGGAAGGCATTCAGTTCGCTCGTGTCGCCGCTGAGCTTCTTGATCTGGTTGATCTGATCGACGATGCCACGGAGCTCGTTATTGATCTCGGTCGCTTTGGTGATGTCATCGCCCGTCATTTCAGAGCCCTTGGCAATCAGCGCGTCACGCGCCTCTGTCTTGGCCTTGAAATCTGCTTGATGCTTAATTAGAAGTTCTTTCACTTTTGGTTTCTCCTAGATTGAGCCGATAAGCTCGTTTTCGATAAGCAGGGCATCTCTTTGAATTCGCTTTAGTTCCGATTCGACGTCGATCGCCGATTTCGGAGATTCAAGCAAGCTCTCAAGAAGACCTTGCAGTTGGCGGATCTCGTCGACCCTGGATGGATCGATCGATGCGCCTTTCTCGTCGCGCATGGCTTTGATTTCCGTTGCGCGATTGACGAACTCCCTGACAGCACCAAGAACTGCATCGGAGTGTTTGGCGAAGGTGAGGCCATCAGGAACCTCCTCGCCGCCATTGAAAGCGTTTAGGGATTTGAGCGCCGATGCCGTTGCCTTTGGATTGGCAGGAACGGTCACGATCGACACTTCGAAGAGTTCGCCAACCTTTGTGATGGCGCGAACCCATTTGGACTTCTTGATCGCAGCGGAATCGAAGAGGCCCAGGTCGTATCCGGCCTTCGATGCGAACTCGAGCAATGCCGCGCCCTCTTCAAAGATTGCGACCCCTTCTCTGGCGCAACTAAAGCCAATGGACAGCCCGATCGATAGCCCTTTGGCGAGCCGCTCTGAAACGACAGTCTTAGCTTCTTGAGCGTCTTCCGTCGAATGGAACTCGGCTTCGACGATCAGCTCGTTGCCCTTCTCGTATGCCTTGGACGGCATAGCAACCGGCAGACCGCTCCAATCATGGCCAACAGGCATAAAGCCATCAGCCAAGAAGCCTTTGATTGCAGACTTGAACGCGCCTGGAAAGATGACGTCGTTGTAACGATCGACGTTGCCCATGACGGCGCCAGCACCGACAATGGTATTGCCGTCGAGCGTTCCGCCCGCAGCGATTGCCTTATGGAAGATGTTCATTGGTTTGCTAGGAGAGGCAGGCAACAAAAAAGCCCTGCGTTTGCAGAGCTTTCGGATTGCTTTGGTTATTGCGATTACTAATCGTCGTCAGGGATTGCGGGGACGTTCCCCCCGAGTTCTTCGATTTCTGAATCTGTCATGGGTCGACTCTCGTTGACGCCAGTGCGTCGACGCAAGTCGGGTTGCGGCGCCTTCTTCATCGCCTCTTCAACTAACTTTCGGGTTTGCTCCGTCATTGGTAATCCAACCCAGGTCTACGAATAGGTTCTCGATCGCCTTTTCAATGCTCTCGAAGTCATCGTCGTCGAATTGAGCTAAGAACAACTTTTGATAGTCGTCCTTTAACAGTTTAGCCAATTCCGCGCTCAGTTCCGCCTGATTCGCTCGCTTAGCTACAAACTGGAAGTAAGACCGCGCCCAAAGTTCGTGCCACGTCTGGAGGTACTTGGCATGCTCGATCAATCCTTCGTCTGGCGTGACCGTCTCGCCATTGAACTCGAACGCTTTACCTTTGGCAATCGCGTCGATGTGCTTCAGGCTCTTGCTCTTCTTGACGGCATCGCGCCAAGGCTTCAACGCCCTGCCCTTTGCCGACGAGAACTTCTTAGGCGTCCCAAACCCATAGAGGTCGATTAGGTGACCCAGTTCGTGAACCATCGTGCCCCTTGGTGTGGATGCGAAGTGATTAATCGCAATCTCAAGGTTGGCGGTATCCAGATATCCGCCGAGATCAGGGTGATTGATGATCCCTTGAACGAAGACGGTCGGTAATGACCCATCTGTATGAACTGAGTCGATAGCGGCGACTGCATCATTGACCGCTAGGCTCAGAGGATACGGCGTGTTATTGTCGATCGCGTCGCTGACTGGTGCAATCTGATTACCGCCCGATGGCCTTGATGATATCGAGCCTTCTGGCTTGAATGCCGATAGTCGATCGCTGCGTCGCCGAACATGGCAAAGGCATCGACCCAAGCATTCGGTATCGCCCTTTCCTGGGTAAGTCCAAAGAGTCGACTTGTCGAATGGAGACAATCTGGCGATTCTCGGGCAATCTTCGCAGTGGTGCTCATTCGCGCCAAGCACCCAGTCGAATTGCTCGGCGTCGTCGCATGCCGCAACAAAGGCCTCTGCCGACGTGCCCCTCATTTTGCCAATGTAGAGGTTGGCCCGGTTCATTACCGCGTCAGGTCTTAATCTGCCCTGATCGTCGATGTACCGAGCGTCTCCACTCTTGATGGCATCCAGAAAGTTCCGCAGATATTCCGCGTCGGCATCCTTGGCGGCAAGACCTGCAAGTCGGTCGTCTTCATTGAAGTCGCGAAGATCACCCGCGAGCTTTCGTCCAAGATGCCAAGCCCGTGAATGGCCAACCATCAGAACGGAGTCGAATCGATCCGCCCATTGATCCGGGTTTATGTCGCCTGCCGCTAGTTGCTCGGTGATATGGCGAATCTCTCGGCGCCGCCGCCGAACCATTGAATCGTAATCGGCTTGTGTCGGACGCTTGTCGCGGTACTGCTCGCGAACCGCCTTTGCTTGCGGGCCGGTCAATCCGAGATCTCCTCTTGAATCGCCTCATGAATCGCCCGTGCATCTCTCATGCGCTGCTTGATGGAGTTCTTGGTCTTGTTTGTATCCGCAATCTTGGCCGACTGATCGGCGCCGCCAACGGCGAGATCGGTCTTGTACACGTCGTCTGCCTTGGGATCCACTTTCAGTCCGAGCATGCGCCGACCGTCCGACCTCTTGATCAGCCCACTTTCCCATAGGCCGTTGACGCGCTCGGCTTTTTCTGTTTCGTCTTCTTCGAGCGCCGGGACTCCGGCCAGATCCCAACCAACCTTCGTCTTTGCATCCGCCCCAAAATCGGGTCGTAGCGTCTGGTGAGTTAACTGTATGGCGAAAATGTTGATTGTTGGCAGGATCGTATTCTTAAACGCCGCCTCGTTCGCCTCTTCGTAATTCGAATATGTCTTTTGCTCGGATGGCAATCCGAGGATCATGGGATCGAATCCGATTCCCGCACAGATGCGGGACACGAAGAGTGCCCGGTTCTTGTCGAGAACCAAATCGGCAGGCTTGTAGCCGACATTGATTGCATCGACAGGGAATGGTAGAAAGCTCGGCGTTCCGGCCGTTTCGCCGGTCGTGTTCTCGCGCCATCGCTTTTTGACTTCAGCTACGTCGTTCGGGGCAACGGTCGTGCTTCCCTCTTTCGGGCTGAATACGATGGCGCTAAGGCCCGCGTTCATCATCAGCGCCGTCCCCAACACTCCCGCCTCGTTATCGCCAACGATCTCGCGAAGAGCCGCCATGAGCGGCGATAGCCCACGCATCTGGTTTTCCGGGTCGATGCCGTGGCGGAAATGGACGATATCCTTAGGGTCGATCGGAACGGGCGAGCCGCCGACCGGTTGGTATTCGTAGTACGTGATAAGCTTAGAGCCGTCCGGATTATTGAGGTCCGCCTTGGGCCAAATCTGCGTGTGCGGGATGTACAAGTACCCGACGACGATGCCGGCACCCGATCTCACCTTGTACCAATAGGCATTACCGTCGACGAGCCAGCTGATCAGCGTTCCGTACCAGAGAACCGTATGGTCGTAGAAAGGCCCATTCTCGACAGCCTCTGGGAAAGAGTGGCCTTCGACTTCAACATAGGTCGTGGCGCCAGATTCGTTCTTCGTCTTTGTGTCGACGATCAGTCTAGGGTAGAGAGCGTTTCTCCAAAAGAACCCGTGCGCAGGGAGCACGACGCTGTTGTCGTAAATGCGCCCAGCCTCGCGACGGTAATCGATTCTTCCGTTCTTGAAAAGCCAACTCGTCCAGCCGTATGTGCCCGCTAGCGAAGAAGCGTAAAACCGAAACCCTTTGATGGCTGCGGCGATTCTGGTTGTTAGGTTTGCCATCTTTGTTAAAGGATCGCCCAGCGTTGAATCTTCGGAGCGAAAAGGCTGTATACGAACGCGTCGGCAAGGTCTGGAGACTTGATGCCCCGCTTTGCCATGTCCTGCTTAGATTCGATCTTGATCTTCCCCGTCTGAGTAGTGAGAGCAAGTGGCAAGGAGAGCTGAGTGATCAATTCCGTCTCTCCTCGAGGAATGCTGATCAGCTCATCCAGCGGATGTTCATGCCCGCCGTCTTTGCCGCTGAGCCAAAGCGAGTATTCGTAGGTCTTCTCGAACCGGGTTCGGGCAAGCCACCAAAGCTCGGCCCTGAGATTCAAGAAACGCTCTTGCGACGTCCTGCCATCCGGCCACTTGGTTTGGGTTGGAGACTCTCCAGAGAGGATCGCCACCGGTTGGAACGGCAAGGCATCCATCAACTCGAACGTCGAGCGAACGCCTGAGCCGACTCCGATCGCGTCGTAGCAGAAGATCGCGGCTCCGCAATCCCGGCATGCCTGGGCGAAGTTGTGAGCGGTGATGGTCGTATTGGCTTCCGGCCATTGTTTGACCTGCAGCACCACCGGCCCAGCCCTTGCGACGAAAGTGCTCTTGTTCTTGCCGCCTGCCGCCACGTCCCCACCGGCAACGATTCGCTCGCTTCTGGGCAGATCCAGATCGATCGCCGCCCTCACATACTTGGCCGGGATGCAGATGCCATCCACGGAGGCCGTGTAATCGATGTCTATCTCTTGAGCGACGATTACCGGATCCAAGCGCGAGCAGCGATCCTCATACCAAGCGTCGTCTTTTCTCGGATCGTCACGCCAGTGGAATGTGAAGACAGGAAAGGCTCCGCTATGACGCTGTACGGCAAACGTGTTGCCCTGGCCATTGGGAGTCGAGAGCTTGATCTTTACGTCGCAGTTCTCGGATAGAGCCGCGTCCACTCGCTCGGGACGCTCGATGAAAGCCGCCTCATCCAAGATGTAGAGGCCATTGCGTCCACCACGGCCGATATTGTCGCCAGCCTCTCCCGTGATGGCCGAGCCATTGGCGGGATTGATGAACTTCATGTGCCCGCAGTGCTTCTTCTCGTCGAAGCCCGCAGGGAGCATCCACTCAGGGAGCTTGCGAAGGATCATTCGACCCTTCTCTAAAATGCAGTCGGGATCTCCTAGCCGGTCGACCAAGTCCTCTTTGCGCGAACCGACCGCGCCCTTGAAGCCATCTTCAAAGAGCCAATCATGCACGAGCACGGCAATGACGAGCCACGTCATGCCAACCTCTCGTGACTTCTCGATGATGCCGTCTTCTTTGGCTAACTGCCGATCGCGTATCCACCCGACGCATTCCCTTTGCTTCGGGAAGAGCTTGAAGCGGATCCATCGATCGCCGGAGAGCAGCTTCGGGTTGTACGTCCAAACGTAAGTATCGATCCAGTAGGCGGTGTCTCTTGCGCATCTCAGCCACTCGTCTTTGTGGGGGCCGATCTTGTCGGCTATGAGATGGGCGGTAGCGAGTCCCTCTTCGGGCTCCAGGAACGAAACAGTGTCGACGGACTCTAAATCTGCGAACGCGCTCAGGACCGGCCACTCCGCCTGGCGATAGGAATGTCCCATCAGATGTCCATCTGCGGCTGCTGGATCTGGCCCTTGCGCAACGCCTTGGCCTTCTCGATCGCTTCAAACAGGCGAACCGCTTTGTCCATGCCGACACCGTAGAGGATCGCTAGATCGCCTGCCGTTTGCTTGCTGAGCCACTTCTTGTCCATGTGGTGCTCTTGTTGAACGATCAGGGAGCGCAGCTGCCCGTCGATGAGCTTATCGAGGAGCCTCTCACGCGACTCTTTTAACGTATGTACAACCGTATGCTCCGTATGCATACGATTTGGCATACGGTCTTCTATTTGAACCTGTTTTGCAGGCTCAGCCGTATGCATACGGTTTTGCGAGCCGTCTTCCTTGAGCTTGTCGTGCCAGCGTTGAACCGTGGCCTTGGATAGCCTTAGTTCTTTGGCTACCGCGCCGATCGAGGAACCGGAAAGAAGCAGCGCGATTCCGCGGGCCTTGGTGTTAGGGTCGATCTCCTTTGCCACAGGCTAACCGCCCGCGCATCCGCCATTCACCGCAAAGACGGTCAGTTCGAATCCTTCCACCTGACGCCATCCGGAATCACGGAAACGCCTAGCCAGCTTGACGACGTTCGTGACGTACTCGTCCTCGAACTTCTCGATCTTGGCCGGATCTATGTTCGGCTCCCAGGTGACCTTGCGGGGATTGTCGATCGCGTATTCGGCTGATACGATGAGGCCGGTCTCGGCATCATGCGGCTGCACCTTGTCCCAGTTGGCTTTTGCTTTGGCGATTAGTCGTTCTCGTTGGCTCATAAACCTACCCTTAGCCTCTTCGGCTCGCATGCGCTCATCCATCTTCTTGGAGCGGATCATCTCGAAGATCAGGATCGACATCACAACTGCAATGCCGATCCAGGTCGCGGCGTCCATCAGAACCGATATGTCAGGCCAAGCAAGAGCCCGGCGCCGGTTGGCTTGTTCTGGGTCGCAGAGATTGCGATGCCAAACTTGAAGTCTGCGTTCCTTGCTACTGGGAACGTCTTACCGATGGCTATACCGCCTGTTATGTTGGACTGTAGGTCTGCACCTGCAAAGCCATCTACCTCTAGGGAGAATTTGAGGCCTAAAGGACGCTCGATGGTTCCGATGTTTCGCAGGACCACTGCCGAACTAGTGTGCGTGCGGAAGTCCCATACAGCGGCAAGGCTCCATTCGCGGATCTCCTGGGCACTTGAAATGCACGTCATGGCGAGAAGGGAAAGCAGTAAGAGGAATCGTTTCATAGTTGAACTCCTGATTGGCTGACGCCCAGAGCGGCGAGTAGCCCGGTTGCGGTGCCAGCGATCCACCTACGGGATGCCAGCGACCAATTGAATTTGCGGCGTGACTTCGACCACTTTTGCAGGTCGATCACGAATGCGGTTGCGAAGCCGGTAGCGGCTCCGATCAAAGCGGTGTTTAGATTCACTTGCGACCTACCGCCTGCTGAATCTGCTTGATGCCTTCCTCGACACGAATAACGGCTTCATGCGTGGCCTGGAACTTAGTGATCGCTTCTTTCATGATTGCCTCGTTCCGGGCCGTGGACTCGGCTTGGGCGCGATCCTCGCGAGCAAGGGCGGCTAGTCTCATCTCGACTCGCACTCCCCACATGACGGCGGCAATGATGTAGCCGATGATGAGCCTGAGAGCCCAAATGACCTCAGAGTCTGGGATGACGAGTTGAGCAAAGAGGCTGAGCATTGTTTCATGTGGCACCCTTGGTGCAAAACGAGGATCTAGGGGAAACTCAAAACAAAAACGCGGCACTTGCGTTGGTAACCTTTTCCAGACCAAGGCCTGGAGCCTGGGCCATGGCCGCCGTACGACTCGTAGGTTCGTCCATTCAAGATGAAGCCCACATGGCGCCCAACGCCTTTGCCTGGCTGCTGGGGAAGCACGAACATCCGCAGGATGCCGTCCTTGAGCTTCCCGGCCTCTACCGTGGATTCCTTAAAGTGGTTTTCGATCAGCCACTCGAGCTGCTTTGCCGAGCCGTCCGGAATAACCTCGCCGCATGCCTTGCTCACGATAAGCCTCGTGTAACCAGAGCAATCGATCTCCTTCACGTCGGCGAGCTGCACTCCCAAGAAGGGGGCTTTAGCGCCGAGTAGGTACTTGCAGTCCTTCATCTTGCCAGTCAGAACTGGAATGTCCTGAGGCTCGATCGGAAGCGTTTCGTATGGTAATTCTTTGTTCGGCATGGCGTTAGTTCGTTGGGTCGATCCCGATGGCTTTGCACCGTTCGATGAACCGAATTGCTCGGGTGAGATGGTGATGGCCTTTCGGCCCCTTGTTCGACGCGATCTTGTCGACGCCGAAGGCATACGCTGCGTAGACCGAACCTAATAACCCGCCGATGAAGACACACGGGTCGTACTGACGGCAATCCATTTGGTAGGCAATCGACAACTCCATCCACTTGGCTTGCGCTCGCTTCTTACGATTCAGCCGTTTGATGAACTTCATGGCGTAAAAAGAACCCGGCAGGTGTCTGACTACCGGGTTGAGAGGTTTCTTATGCGACTTCCCTAGCTCGTTGGCTAAGATGTTTGCCCGTTTGGACTAGCGGGATGTGGCACGCATCCACGGACAGGTAGGTGGCCTTCGAGTTTCTTCCAAGATGTATGGCGGGTCATGGCAAGGTTGCTCGTCGAAGCAGAGCCTCGCTCTCCGCCAAAGTGTAAGGGAACGGAGGTGGTACGTATGCCATCCGCCGATGCTTCGAATCATCGAATCGCCAAAGGCTCGGGCCACGGTTAGACTCTTTCAGGGGAGCCGTTACGGACTTCCTAGTGGTCGATTTCCCTACAATGTTGCCGCATGTTTTTCCGTTCGTCCGTCCAAGATTGGATGTGCGTGGCGGGACCGGAATGGCGGCTAACTCGGTTGGCATTGACGCGGCTACTGATTCATGCAGGTGGCGCAGCTCATCACTTCTACGCTCTTGGGCCAAATGGCTCGACTACCCCGGCACCAGGATCTCCCCGGGCCAACACAACACCGCGCCAATTCGTGAAAATGAACCTATCGTCAATGGAAAAGCCCACGGCGAAGGAGGCGCCATGGGCTTCGGTTGGATGCTTCAGGCAGGGTCAAGGCCGCCGCCTGTGCAAAATCACTATACCACTGTCTGTTTAAAATGCAAAGGATTTCTACATTTTTTCAGAATTTGATTTCCCCTTCAATCGCCCGATCTCCACGGCCTGAGTCTTGATTGCATTTAGCGCATCAGCAAGTGCGGTATCGGATGGTAGTGGTAATTCCCCTGTCTTCTTGTTGCGTGTCGCTTCTCTCTCAATGGCCTCGCGTTTCATTGCAGGCTGTGGCTCCCCTCGTCGCCATGCCGCCGAGTGAGTAGCGCAAACTCGCCAATAGCCCGTTTCGCGCCAGCATCCACCACCGTTGCAGTTCTCGTTGTCGCAGCTTTCGACGTCGCACACACCCCAGTACGGATAACGCTCATCTCTCATCGTTGACTCACTATGTCTCCAGGTAGGCCGTCTCGATGACAACCATGTATCCCAAGTCCTTGACACCAACGATCCCAGTGCCGAAACATTCACCCGAAGTCGATACCCAAATTGGCCTATCTCTGTGGACCGTGTAACTTCCAGATTTCCAGGACTGAACGTCTTTGCCGATCATGCCTTCCAGATAATCGACGAATTCCGCAACTGGTCTCCCGGGGAAATCATACGGGCCGTGGTCTATGTCGCAGTGATCGTAATAGCCACGGTAACTGCCTAGCGTCGTAGGGCAATAGCCCATAAAGTCGAAGTGGACGCACTTGTCTGGCCTTTCCATTTCGATTGTTCCTTTCAGCGCGTCGATCAACTCGCCTAGTGTTAAGTTCCCAAAAATAGTCATTTCGTTCTTACCTTGGCGGCCACTCGTCTTCTTGCCGCCTTTGCCTGAGCGTGTCTCGCCTTTCGATCCGCCATCTTGAGCAGCGAGTCGATCTGAATCCAAATGCAACCCTGCCAATCCCTACGAGCGACGACCATCTCTTTCTCAGCCCATCTCATGACCGTCGTTCGGTGAAACCCGATCATGTACGCCGCCATTGCGAGGCTGATGCAGGCCTGGCTCAGCATCTTCGACGGAACGTCCGGGGTTGGATCGAATGGATCATCTTCGAGCTCGATGTCCAGCAGATCGCAGAAGTCCTTCACCTGAATTGGCCAAGCGTCGAAGCCGGGAATCTCGTCGCCGAAGGACTCTGCGGCGGCTCGCAATGACTCCTCGTAATACGGATATGGCAGCGAACGAATCACCCTCACGAATGCTTCGTACTTAGGGGATGATCGCTCGCGATCCTGGCGGTCCATGCGGCTTGGGCCTATCCTGCCAACGTGAGGCCGGATGTAGTCGAAATAGGCTTTTACGATTCGCTTCGCTCTCCAGACGTCTTGGTCGATCGCTGTTTGCTGCATCCTTGCTGACTCCTTGGGTTTGGAAAATGGGAGAACGAGAACTGCGCTCATGCCGCCACCTTCGGCTTTCGGTAGCCCTTCTCGAACTCCCACATGCGGTAGTAAGCGCACTTCAAAATGTGGCTGACTGTGCCGGGCTCCACCTTCTGCGATTGCTTCAGGTTCGGAGCCTTGATGATCTCGCGGACCCTTCCGTTATTCCACTGGCATGGCTCGATTGAGAACAGGCCCGCATACGGAGGAATCTCAGATTTCAGCTTTTCGGCAAGCTCATGGGGCATGGCGAACCAATAACGCCTGCAGTGGTGAGGCGAGCAATTGCGCCAGTCACGAAGCGAATGCACTTGCCCACGATAGGACAACTTGTCGGTCTCATCGGAGGCGAGTGCTTCCTCCCATTCGTCGAGGGCATCGGTCGGTAGCCCACGATTCACAAAGTAGGCTCTCGACCCAATTGGCCTATAAAGAGTCTTGGGCTTTCCTGTCTGGAGAATCTTGTGCTTTAGGCCTTTATTCTTGAACTCAGCCCGGAAGTCCGCAAGGCTAATCTTGACCTCGATCTCTTCGGCCCAACCCGAATCTCTGACAACCACAAGGTCCGCCTCCCATCCAACCAAACCATTCGCATAGTTGGGAAGCACAATGTTCCGGTTGTAATCGAACCGTGTGGCCAATCTCTGGGCAATGTCGCTTCCAGTCATGCCGCTTCCGCCTGCTGATCGCAATACTTCTCCCAGCTTCGATCTACCGGGAGCCTGCGTTTCTCAAACCATCCGATAGCGTCGAACGGTCTGGATCGGTCTGGTTCGTAGTACCTGGCGACATCGGAGCCGTCAGGGCAATGGAGCACGTAATCGACCCCGGCCAGTGGCTTCGTATGGCTTGGAATCGCCTGATTGGGCGCATTCGGGTCCGGGATCTCGTAACTCTCGGTCCAACGCTCCTGGTTGAGCCATGTTGTCATTTGGCAAACGAGCCGCGTGCCGACGTCGCCGGTGGCGGTGACGAACTCGCGGTATCGCCTTGCACCATCGATCACCTGGGAAGCTAGGGCAGGCTTACCGAAGGTTTTGCGAAGGTGTTCCCGGCGAGCTTTGGCCTTGC